CCAAAATCTGTAATTTACTGCTTTTGCCAGAACGAAAGCGTTAGCATCGAAGTCCAGCAGGCGGCGGTTTACCAGCAACTTCCTGCCGAGTTGAAGCGCAAGAACACAGGCGACGTTCATTACATCAGCTACTCCGTGCAAAACGGGTTCACGGGGCGTGGCTTTATCCTTCCAAACGGCTCCCGGTGCAAATTCCTCTACTATACCCAGTTCGCTCAAGATCAAAGCATTCTGGAAGGTATGGAGCTTGGATCAAGGAATCCGTCGTGGATCAATTTAGGCGCGTGGGCCGATGAATACTTGGGTTCAATGGAATTGCTCGACCGGCTTTATCTCCGACTTGCTACCAGAAACGCCAAGCTGCTTTTGACGTTTACCCCCAAGGACGGAATCACAGAAACGGTGGCAAACTTTCTCCGCGAAGCTGTTACCAAGGAGCGGCGGGAGGCGGTGCTACTCAAAACGCTTCACAAGCAGCAGAATTGCGAGGTGCCATACGTGCAAGTCAACGACCGAAAAAGCACGGCGATTCTCTACTTCCACACGGCAGACAACCCTTGGAGCGGCTACAATAGCGTCGTGGAAATGTGCGCGGCGAAAGGAGATGTGAACTACACCCTTACGGCGGCTTACGGAGTTCCAACCAAGAGCTATTCAACGAAATTCCCCAAGTTTTCAACTTCCGTCAACGTGGTGAAACCGGAAGCGGTGCCAAAAGAAAACGTGAGCATTTACCACGTAATCGACCCAGCGGGAAAAAAGAACTGGTTCATGTGCTGGATTGCCGTTCAAGAAGATGGGACTTGGTACGTGTTCCGCGAATGGCCAGACGTTCCTACTCACGGCAAATGGGCGGAACCTGGCAAAGAAGGGAAATGGAAACCCGGCGAGGCATCGCGAGGACTTGGATATGGCTACCAGCGATACATCGAAACGATCACGGAGCTTGAAGACGGCGAGGAAATCTTTGAAAGACTGATTGACCCAAGGCTAGGGGCGCAGCGATTCCAGAGAGACGAAGGCGATTCTTGCATGATGGACGAACTTGACCGGCTTGACTTCATCGTAAAGCCCGCTCCCGGAATGGAGATTGAAGACGGGCTGCAAGACCTTGTTGACCTAATGGACTACGACACTTCTCGGCCAATTGACGCAACAAATCGCCCATATTTCTACATTTCAGAAGATTGTCAAAACATCATTGAAGCGATGTCGGAATACACCGGGGAAGGCGGCAAATCGGAGGCTCACAAGGATTGTATCGACGTTCTTCGCTACGCAGCATCCGCCAAGATTGACCACGTTCCGAAATCCAAGATGTATGCGGCGAGAGTGGGCGCAGGCGGTTATTGACATGCGACGAATATTTTCGGAGTCTTAGCGCATGCCAAAAAGAGGTGACGCTGGGCCGAATGGATTGATTTTTTACCGTAGAAAACGCGGGAAAGAAATCTGGTTGTTGCCAGAATCGTTTGCAAAAAAAGCGGAGGCAGACTTGGCATGGAGGAAAGAGAATTACGCGAAAAATCGCGATGAGCTTTTGCAAAAAGCAAAGGAGTATTACTGCGCAAAAAAGGATACTGAGGAACACAAAAAAGCCAATCGACAAAGAGCGGCAAAATACCGAAAGGAACACCCTGAAAAGAATCGCGCTGCCATCAAGCGATGGGAAGCCGCGCACCCAGACACCATGAAGGCAACCAAGTTGCGGTGGGTGAAAAATAATCCCGAGGCCGTGAAGGCTATTCGGATCACGGCTGAAGCCAATCGAAGATCGCGCAAGAAAAGCAACGGCGGGCAAATTTCACACGCCGAGATGGCGGAAATCAAAAAGAGGGCAGGAGGAATTTGCTATTACTGCAAACAAAAGGCAAAAAGTCTGACTTTTGATCATATTGTTCCGATTGCAAAAGGCGGACGGCATGCAAAAGACAATCTAGTGATGGCTTGTCCCAAGTGCAATTCTTCAAAAAACGACCAAGACCCGCACGTTTATGCCGCCAAGATTGGGAGACTTCTCATCTAGCCTTGCTAAATCGTTGGTTTCAAATTAAAAAAACGCGCCGCAATGACCGATCGCCAAACCATCAACCAAATCCTCATCAGGCTCAGAAAGCTTGAGCTGCAAAACGGCGGCGGGGGAGGTGGAGGCGCGGCATGGGGCGATATTACCGGCACTCTTTCGGATCAAACCGACCTGCAATCGGCGCTTGATGGGAAACAAGCAAGCGATGCCGACCTGACATCGTGGGCAGCAATTACGCGAGCTAGTGGGTTTGATTCCTTTACCGCTACTCCAAGCAGCGCAAACCTATCGTCGCTAGTTACTGATGAAACCGGCAGCGGTGCGCTTGTTTTTGGAACACTTCCGGCATTGGCTGGCTTTTCTAATACTGGATCAGTCACCTTTTCAACAGGATCAACTTTTACGTATGCCTCTGGTATTGCAGAAGTTCACCGCGCAGCGTTGCTAGGAGAAATTCTGAAATACGACCCAAATGCGGCAGCAACCAGAACCAATCCGTCAGCTTACGCCGATGACGATGTTTTGGCCGGAAGCAACTTAACGAGTGGAATGTGGGAAATTTCATTTTATGCATCGTTCAATGCTGGTCTTTGCGGTGTCATTCCGAGGCTTCTTTTTGGGACTGCCGCCAATGTTGACATGACGACAACTGGATACAACCTAGGAGGATATTTTCGAGGAAACCAAGCAATTGCGGCACTCCCATACACTACGGCAACCGGAGCAATAACAATGGCAGCACTAGCTGGAGCAAATTCAAATTGGCAATACACCGGATTCGCCACGGCGAGAATCACAGGCAACACCACGCTTGCGCTACAATACCAAAGAAATGCGGATTCGGCAGGTGCGACAATTATTCGTCGTGCTGGAGCATTTTTGCGAGCGCGGCGAATCAATTGACCGGCTCCGATAGTCTTGCCAACGTGATCTGAATGAAGTAATCAACGAACCAATGAGCGACACGAAACTTGAAGGCGTAAAACGGAAGCTGGTTGCGGAGGATGCCGCCGCTTTGCGCGAGTTCCAAAAGACCCTGGTTGAAGGCGTCGATTGGTGGAAAGAAGGCGTTTCGACTTACTGGACTCACGAAGCCGCCGCCAAGTTCCACCAAACGCCAGCTATTGATGAAATCATTGCGGAACCGGTAGCGGAAATCATGATGCTCCGCGTCACAAAGCCCGCAAAAAACAGCTATTTTGTGATGTGCGCAAGCCACGACGAAGCGGGTTGCTCCGTTCCCGTCCGGCTTCTCAAAAAAGGTTCCGGCATGAAACTCATCAAAAAGACCATCAGCGTCATCCGGCGTGACGGTCAATTCCAACAAGTGCGATGACTGAAGACTTTGACGACATGGTTTACACCGAGGACGAACCGGACATTCCGGTTTTGGCTCAATACTACGCGCAGACTACTTCCGACCTTGGTTTTTACTTTGACCAGTGCCGCCGGAATTATGATGACCGGCGCAATCTTTGGGCGGGAAAATCGTGGGATCTTCGCAAAAATGCAGTGGATGCGTTCCCGTGGCAGGGCGCAAGCGACCAAGAAACGCACGTTGTAGGCGAGCGGCTGGACACTCACGTTGCGCTGGCGATGAATGCCATGCAGCGCAGCAACGTCAAGGCGCTGGCGACTAAGGTCGAAAGCTTGCCGCGCGCTTCAAATGTTACCGCGTTTGCGAAATGGATGCGCTCAAATTACATCCGAAATTTCATGACCGAGCATGAAAAGGCGTGCAACTACGGTTTTGAGAAAGGGCTGATGGTCACTTACGTCGGATGGGAGAAGATCGAGCAAACCTTCCAGCAAGAATTCACCCTTGAAGAAATCGCGGCGACCAATCCAGACGTTGCCGACATGATCGCACTTGGAGAAAATGACGACATGCTCGCTGAAATGCTGATTCAGGCGTTTCCGAAGCTCAAGCCAGCCCGCGCCAAAAAGGCAATCCGCCAGCTCCGTCAAAACGGTTCAGCTGTGCTTGTCGTGTCACGTTCCGGCCCGCTCCAATCCCGCCCGTTTGTCAAAGCATGCGCCCCCGATGGCGAGGTTTTCTTCCCTGCATACTGCATGGACCCACAGAAAGCGCCTTACGTCTTTTGGAGGCAGCTTTACACTCCTCAAGAGATCGAGAACAAGGTCACGAACGAAGGATGGGACCGCGATTGGGCGGAAAAGATGATTGAGAACTTCCGGGGGATCGGCGTTGCTGAACTCACTTTTGATACGCAATACCAAAACCGCATTGCGGGCGGATACCCACGCGATATTTCCGGCAATAACGAGCTAATTTTGGTCGTTCATTGCTACCAGCGGCTAATCGACGAAGAAGACGGCAGCGAGGGAATCTACTGCACCGTTTTCAACCCTTATTGGACAGGCGTGGATGGCGAGGATTGCCCCGCTTACGCCAAACGGGAGCTAATGAACGGTTACGACCAATACCCGTTTGCTGTAACCCGCATGAGCGCGGACAATGATCGGGTTTACGACCTTCAAGCCATGCCGGAACGCCTTCGGGGCGCTCAATGGCAAATCAAAGTTGAGCGGGACAGCCGGATTGACCGGACTAGTCTCGCAACCTGCCCGCCGCGTGAGGGACCGGCAGGACGCCCGCCGCCAGAGTGGGGGCCAGGGCGATACATCCCGACCCGTCGTCGCGGGGAATACGGGTATTCAGAAATTCCGCGCTTTGACCCAGGATCAATTGAGATCGAAAATACGCTGTCGGCAATGGCGGACAAGATCGTTGGGCTTGACCCAAGTTCGCCCTACACTCCGACACGCCAGCAGTTTTACGTCAACAAGACGCTGGAACACGGGTGCGCGGTCCTCAAGCTTGCTTACACTTGTTTCCAGCGTTTTGGCCCCGACGAAGTTTTCTTCAATGTCACTGGCGTTCCCGACCCAATCACAATGGAAAATATCGAGGACGACGCCTTTGACATTACCATGACGTTTGACACGCTTTCAAGCGACCCAGAAACCATGAAAGCGCGGGCGGAACAAATGGCTTCGCTGATGGCGTTTGACAAGAACGGGCGGATGGATGCTTCCAAACTTGTGGAATTCCTCGCCTACACTATCGACCCGGCGTTTGCCTCGCACGTTCTTTTGCCCGCCGAGGAAAACAGCCAGAAGCTTGTCAAAGCGATCACGGACGACTTCGCTAAACTCTTCGGAGGAGTTGCTGTTGGACCGCAACCAAATGGGGCGCAAGTCACCTTGCAGCTTGGTCAGCAATGGATGCAACAACCAGACGTTGCCCAGCGTTACCAAGGCGACGAGTCATTTAAAGCCCGCGTTGACGGATACTTCCAGCAAGCACAATTCCAAATCCAGCAGGCGCAAAACGCGCAAATTGGACGCATCGGAGCCGCTCCAGCCGAGTTCCAAGGAACTAATCTTCAACCATGACCGAAACCACCGAACAAACGATTGCCCGACTCGCGAAAGAGCGGGCGAAAACCATCCTCGAAAACGGCGACTTTTGGGGAAGCCCAGGAGCAGCGAATACCAGTGCGCAGTGCATCGGCACGCTTCTTTCCTACCGCTACCAACTGCAACCCGATCCCGAGCCAGTAAAGTTTCCGGCACTTGAGGAAACGCCCGCCATCATCGTGAAGGCAAAACGCGCCGAAAAAGTGAAGGAACCAGCATCCGCAAACATCGAAGCCAATGCAGAACCCGACCCCGCCGACGTTTGAGCAAGCCATCAAAGAGCTTGCTTTCAACGACTACTTTAAAGCCGTGGTCTTTGACCTGCTCGAAAGACGCGAGGCTGCAATCAAAGAGCTAGGCGCTTACAAGGACGATTCAGGCTTGCGCAAAGCAGCGGCAGAAGTAACCGTGTTCACGGACCTGCTTGACGCTTACCAAGTGCCAATCGGCGTCCCTGTTTAGTGTGTCGTTTCGTGCGTGTCAGGCCCGCCCCTAGCAATGGGGGCGGGCTTTTTCGTGCCGTTCCGTATCAAATCATTAGCAAGTTTATAAACATGCTTGCCATTTCGTAAATGAGACGCTAAGGATTCGCCATCGCCTACCTACCGGGGCGCAAATTCGGTTGCATGAGTATCCAAGTCACGCCTAACGAGGGAGGCAAAACCCCGATTGACGACAGCCTGACCGTGGACGCGCTTGCCGCGATCCTCGCAGGGGAAGAAGTTCAAGAGACGGAAACTGAGGAAGCCCAAGAGGAATCCGAGGAAACGACCGAACCCGAGGAAACGGAGCAATCCGACGAGACGGAAGAGGAAGAAACCGAGGAGGAACCTGAAGCGACCGAAGAAACCGACCTCGACAACCTGACCGACGAGCAGCTTGAAGCCTACCGAATCAAGTTCAAATCGAAGCTAGCCGCTGATGTGGCAAAACTCCGCAAAGCGAACCGCGAGAAGGAAGCGATCATTGCTCAACTCCAATCCAGCCAACCACAGGCGACTCCCGTTGAAGAGGTGACGAGCCGGTTCCTTGAAGGAATCGACACGCCGCAAGCCCTTTCCGACAAGGTGAGCGAACTGAAAAAGCTCGGAAAGGAAACGGCCAGACTGCTACTCGACTACGAAGATTACGGGGCTAATGACCTGATCGAAGTCGGCGGGGGCAAGACCTACACCAAAAAGCAGCTTCGGGCGCTCGACCTTGAGATCAAGGAAACGCTCATCGAAGCCGTTCCGTTCAAGCAGGAGCAATTCCGCAAACTTGCGTTCATTGAAGGCGAAGCGGTAAAAGTGCAAGAACGGCTCAAGGTGGAAGTCAAAGAGTTGTCTGACGAGGAATCGCCCATCGCTAAGAACTTCAAAGAACTGACGGAAAGCGAGCTTTTCCAAAAGATCACCAAGCAATTCCCGGAAGCTAAGGCAGTTTTGCCCTACCTCGCCGGACATGCGCTGAAGTCGATCCACGGCAAGCAAAAGCCAGCGATTGCAACCACACCGGGAAAGACTCCGAAGGCAAAACCGCCCGGAAACCCGGCAGGCGTGGGGGCAGCACCGGCCAAGCAAGCCAACAACGGAGAGCCGACAAAACTCCGGGACCGTGCATCACAGAGCGGAACCCGCGAGGACTTGGAAAGATACCTGGAAAGCATCATCTAACCGAATCAAAATCATGGCTATTTCTACTACCTACGCGCCTAGTGCGCTTTCCGCCCGAACCGGACAAGGTTCCGCCATCGGCAACCGCGAAGACCTATCGGGGCTTGTCGCAATGCTCGACGCCAAGGACACCCCGTTGCTGTCCATCGCCAGCCGCACCGCCGCTAAGGCCACTTACCACGAGTGGATCGTGGACAAACTGGACGATCCGACCAACGATGCCGTCAACGAAGGCGCTGACGTTACCTCGTTTTCGGATGCGTTCAACAAAGTCGCCCGCCTCGGCAATCGCACCCAGCACTTCCGCCGCGACTGGCGCGTATCCAAAGAACAGGAGATCGTCAACAGCGCCGGGAAGCAGGATGTCGCCCGCGCCATCAGCAAAAAGCTCACCGAGCTGAAGCGCGATGTCGAAAAGCGGTTCTTGTCCGACGAGGACAGCGCCACGGAGAACGGCACCACCGCCAACGCCGCTCGCGGTCTTGGCGACTGGCTCGACAGCGCCGGACCTTCCGACGTTGCCGCCGACTACCGGACCCCTGCCGCGTCGATCATCGCCGCTGCTCCGACGGAAATCACCTTGAACGACGTGATCGCGTCGATCTTCAATGTGAACGGCTCGATGAACAACCTGACCTGCCTTGCGGGCATCACGCTTCGCAAGCGCATTAGCGAGTTCACCCGCACGGACAACAACGCCTCGGAAACTGTTTACAACAGCGTTCAGTACACCGATACCAAGAAGGTCACGCTTGCCGTGAACATTTTCGACAGTGATTTCGGCATCTTGAACGTCATCAACGGCAACCCTCGTTGCATGCCTTCCGCTACCCGTGGCTACATCGTCAACCCGGCTTACGTCGGAGTTGCCTCGCTCATGCCGACCGGCACCGTCCGGCTGGAAGACCAGGGCGGCGGTCCTCGCGGTTACGTTGACTGCATGGAAACCCTCATCGTTCGCGACCCTCGCGCCCATGGCAAGATCGCTTACTAAGCAACCCCACAACTAAGAAAGACGAACTACCATGGCTGATACAGCACTTACCACCCTGCTCGTCAAAGGACCGGCAGCGAACAACGAAGTCGGGCGCGGATGGACGCATAAGCTGGAGATTTCCTACGCGGATTTCCTCGGCATTGCCTCCGCGTCGGACGGCGACACCGTAACCGTTTCGTGCTTCACGATTCCGGCCTACAGCATCGTGCGCAACGTCGGATACCGTCTCGTCACGGCATTCGACGATAGCGGCGGTGGCACCACTGCCACGCTGTTGTTGGGCGACGAGGATGACACTGACGGATTCCTCACTTCGTCTGTTATCCACGTTGACGGGACTGAAGTGTTCATCGGTGCGAATACCGGAGCTTACTTCACCGGCACGGACTCGGGCGCGGCTACTACGGCCAACGTCATCAAGGGCAAGACCTACACCGCCGCCAAGACGGTGAAGGCCATCTTCACCCCGTCCTCGTTCAAGATGGAGGAATCGACTCAAGGCAAGATTGTGATCTTTGCCGAGATCCTCGACACCAACATCCTGATCGCCAACTGAACCACACCCAAGGCGGCAGTCCTTTACGGGGCTGCCGCCTACCTTTTTCCCATGTCCGTCCTGCACTTCGCCCCCGGCGAGCTGAATGACCTGATCGTTGCCGAGCTTGTCTCTGGCCGCAAATACGTGGACGCGCAGGAAAAAGCGCGTGAACGAGCGGCAGCGCAAGAAGCAGTTGCGGCACGCGGTCACAAAACGATTCCAGGACTTGGCAAACTCGCCATTTCGCTTCCTCAACAAGAGTATTTCGATCTGATTGGCAAATACGGGAACGACTGTATGCATGACCGCGAGTTCTTGAAGGACTTGCAGAAGAAAGAACCGCAGTTCAAAGTCGCTTCGCTATGACGACAATTCCATACTCCGATTTGCTCGCACAGGTTGAAGCTCTCGCAGGCGCAACGCTGGCGACACCGGAGCGGAACCGCGTGAAGATTTTTGCCAACCGGCGAGCGCGATACGCTCACCGCGAGTGCGATTTTTGGCCGCATTTGCTTTACGTCGGGGAAGAGCGTATCGTGTCCGATGCGGGGCTTTTGCCAATCCAGCAAACCGGCTTGCAGGACATTGACAAGATCATCCGCATCCACGCGGAAGACCCGTTCAAGTCGCAAGCTGTTTACGAATACACGGAGTATTACGAAGCGAACGGCGGCATTCAGATCACCGGATACACAGCGAGCGAATGGCCGCGCTCAAACTACACCGTCAGCGGCAGCATCAACCCAAACCTTTCAGGGTTTTACGAGTATTCCTACACCGATTCAATTGGTAACGACTACTACGCAAATTCTTCCAATTCAACGTTTGAGCTTATCGGTTCATACTCGTTGAGCGACGAAGTGATTAACCGATGGCTTCTCATCGACTCAAATTTCGACGGCTGGCAATCGGAGCTTGGAGTAACCACTCCTGACGAAGCTACGACTTGGGCAAATTTAGGTGGATCGACCGGAACGCCGGAATTTGAGCGGCATCCGCTTTATTCCGCCTTTATCACCTATCTCGCCAAGATTCCATCGACCTACGGCGACGGAGACAGCGAGGAAAGCGACGTTCCAGAGCCATGGTTTGAATACATGGCGCAGGGGGCGTATGCCGACTGGCTCCGAAGCGACGGGCAGACCGAAAAAGCAATGGCGGAAGAAGCTATTGCGGTTGGACTGCTCAACCAGCAGCTTGAAAAGGTCAGCCGCTCCAACGGAAACCAAGTCATAACCCGCATGATGTCACACGGAACCAAACAAGCCCGATGATTCTAGCACTTGGAAACATGCTCGGGAGAGCTGGAAGAGGTGGCAGCTACGGAGTCGCCCGCAACATCGCATTCACCGGCGATAGCATCACGCGGCAAAACTCCACGGTAGTCACGCAGCTAGATGCGATTGGATACGCTGCATGGGCGCGTGCATTTGGTGGCAGCGTTTGGGATTTTGAACCAAACGGGTCTAGCGATTTGCTTTTTGCGACTAACGGATACACCTGCTTTCAAGTTGGCAGCGTTCACATCCCGCAGGTTCTTGCAAGCAACGCTGATACGTGCTTTGTTCACGCTGGCACTAACGACAGCGCCAACACGTCCGCCAATGTCGCCAACGAGCTTTTGCGCATTTGGTTGGAACTTCGAGATGGAGGAATTACGCCTATTGCAAGCACGATTCTTCCCGTCACTGGACCAGCCCTTAAATCGGCGTGGATTGTTGCAACAAACGAGCTTATTCGGGCGGCAGCTCGCTCCAATAATATCCCGCTTTGCGATTGGACCAACGTCATTGACCTTGGAACAAACACGGGCGTAACCAATACGACATTTTGCCCGGACGGATTGCACCCTGGACAAACTGGAGCGGCAGCACTTGGCCGGTTTTTGTCCGAGTTCCTTGCAACCAACTTTACGCTCAATTTCGACCCATGGTCGGCACCCGGAACTCTTAAAACGAGAAACCCGCAATTTGCCGGAACCACCGGCAGCCCGCCGACTTCATGGCGAGCGCCTACCGTCCCGTCCGGCGGTACCCTCAACTCGCAATCGTTGGTTGCTGATTCCGAAACCGGCGGAAATTGGTGGACGCTGGATGTTACCCAAGGGGCGGCAACTGGATTCTTTACCCTTACGCTCGATTTCGTCGGCCAACCTTCGATCCTAAATCTGAGCTGTTACGCCATCATGGACGTAGAGGTTGTTTCAGGCACGTTTGCGACCGTTGGGCTACAAGGCCCATCGTTTGCAACTGCTGTTTGGGACATCCAAGCAGGAAGCAGCACCAACGGAGCTGGACTGACTTCAAGTGATGGCGTTGTTACGCTTCGCACGCCTACGGTCGTGGTGAATTCGTCCGGCTACTACACCCCCGGCGTGAATTTCAAAGGCACCGGAGTCATCCGCGTCCGCCGCTCATCGTTCTATTCTGTTCCTTAACCCCCACATTGCCGATGTTTCACACCATTGCAGATTCCGCCGGAATGTCCGAAAAGGTCATAATTTACACGCTGATTGCCGGACATGTCGTTACTTTAGTAACGCTTGCAATCAAAGCAATGATTGACCAAGCGAACCGGGTGCAAGACCGGCTTGATGCAGAATCCAAGGCAAAGATTCTACTTGCTGAAGGCGCGGAAAGGGAGCGGCGAATCAAAGAGAAGATTGACGAAAACACGCGGATTTCAGAACGGGCATTTGATGCCGCCAATGGGCACAATGAGAAGATTGCAACACTGACGGAAGCAATGACACGCTCAGTCGGTGAAGGAATGAAAGACATCCACGTTACCATCGACCGCGAGGACAAATGAAAACGCTTGCCATTCTAACCTTGTTCCTCGCGTCCTGCTCGGTCGAAGAAGTGACCGTCACGGAGTCGAGCAAGGGCGGCACTGTCACCACGACCCGCAAAAGCCGCAAGGTTGACCAAGAAGCCTGGCGCATTGCGGAGATTGGAGCGGGCTACATCACTCGCCAAGAGATTGAAAAGCGTTACCGACCGCTTGACGAGAAATGAACCTAATTGCCGAGTTCGCCGCATACCTCGCGGGGCGCATCGGCGATGCAATTCTTCCACGACCCATGAACACGCCACTCATTGCCATCTGCGTCGGACATTCCCGCTTCATCGGAGCCAAGCGCGACGGCGGGGCTGTATCCGCTGGCGGGGTTTCCGAGTGGGTTTACAATCGCGACCTCGCCTTCACGATTGAGCGAATTCTGCGCGAGCGCGGCATCATCGGGTTCGTCTGCGACAAATACGAGGGCAGCGGATACACCGATTCGATGCGCTGGGTCGCCAGCCACATCAAGGGCAAGCAAGCAACGTTGGCGATTGAGCTTCACTTCAACGCCGCGACCGGAACTGCCAAGGGGCATGAGTGGCTTCATTGGGGCACCAGCAAGGGCAGCAAGCTTCTTGCCGACTCCTTACGTGAGGCATACTCCAAAGCATTCCCTAGCGCCGTCTCACGGGGCAGCAAGGCCAAGGGCAGCGGCGAGCGTGGCGGGGAGTTCCTAAAGCTCACGCACTGCCCTGCGGTCATCTGCGAGCCGTTCTTTGGAGACAACCCGCAAGAATGGGAATTTGCCAGCACGCATCAGACTTCGATTGCGGAGGCGATCTGCGACGGGATCGAGGATTACCTCAAAGCTTGACCAAGCTAGCTGGTTTTCCTTTGCGGCTGTAGCACTTGCTGGCGGTCAAGTTTTTCTGTCGTGTATGACAGAACTATTTTTTCCACTTTTTCTCGCCAAGGCGGCGGGTCGGGAGGATTGTGCGGCTGTCAACCGACACAATGAAACCGACACCAAAACAGCAGGCCGAGGACATCGTGGCCGAGGCAAAGAAGCGAGCCGAGAGCTACGGCTACACGGGCGAGATCGCCGCCCACTTCGTAATCGGCGCTCTCACCGTGCAGCTTGAGCTGGCGCTGACCCGCAAAACCCGAGCCACTGCCAAGCCATGACAGTCCTAGCCGTCATCTTTTGCGTAGCGGCCGCCGAGGTTTTTGCACTCCTGATTTTCCGCGCTCTTGCGCACCGAAACGACCAATGAAACTGACCATTACCAACCCTCCAGTTGTGGAGGAGAATCCATCAATCATCGTCCGCACCAGCAAGCCCTCGGATGTCAAATACGAGAGCGAGAACCGCCGCTACGACGGCAAGCTTGCTCGCGTGAATGTATCGAACGGATACGATCTAGCATTGATCCGAATGCTGCGCCACGGCATCGACTATTTTGCTCCCTCAACCGGCAACGGCATCCTCGTCAAACCCGAACTCTTGATCCGATGAAAGCAGACACCGCCCGATTCCTTGCATCCGCCGCCGTGGTTCTCTCCGTGGTCGCCATCGTCCTGCTGGCAGCCTCTGGTTGCCGCGACTTTGAAGCCTACGTGGCGACCGTTGGAGTCGCCATCATGGCAGGCTTCGTAGCCAAGACCCAGGACGTCTAACACCTTCGCCTAGTGGCAAGCCGGGGCCTAGTGGCACGTCGCGCCTGTTCCCGTCAGGGGCTGGATTGCTCGCGACACCCGGAAACTCTACAGACACCATTAAAACGACCAAGAAACAGACACAGTGCCAGCGGCTTCTCGCCTACCTGCGCAAGAACCGCAAGGGCATCACTACGATGGAGGCTTTCGAGCATCTCCGCATTACGTGCGTCCACAAGCGCATCGCGGAGATCGACGGATGCGAAGAGCATTGGATCACCGCTCAAAAAGGGCCGTCTGCCATGATTCGGATCGACCGCATCCGCGAAAAAACCGCATCTGGCGCGACAGTCACCCGCTACAAGCTCGCACGCTAATTTCCAGCACCGCAAAATATGGCATCTCCAAAACAAGTCCCGAAACTATCAGGCAAAGACCTAGCTAGATTTGAAGCTAGCTTCATCAAGGCCAGCGAAACCGAATGTTGGGAATGGATAGCGGGTAAAAGGCCCGCTGGCTATGGCAAGTTTTGGATACGAAACAACGCTTTTGGGGCTCACCGCGTTGCTTTCTCTGTAAACTTTGGAGCCGTCCCGGACGGATATTCGGTTTGCCATCGCTGTGACAATCCGGGGTGCGTCAATCACCATCATTTGTTTGCAGCGACTCACGCAGAAAACATGCGAGACATGGCGATTAAAGGAAGAGCAATCAACCCGCGAAGGGACATCTTCATTTTGAACCCCGAATCAATCCTTCGCGGAGAACGTCACGGAAGCTCCAAATTGTCAGCCTTGGACGTATTGGAAATTCGCAGACTCCGTGGAATAACCCCGCAAAAGCAAATTGCGGAAAGATTTAAAATTGCGCCGGGTCAAGTTTGCAGAATCCAGAAACGCCAACAGTGGGCCCACATCTAAGCAAAAAACTTTGTAGCGCACCTTGATGCCGGACCTCTAGGGAGACAGCACCGGCACAAGGGAATCTTTCCGGCTCAATAAACGTGGTGACGCCGCCGGTCAACTTGCAACCTACGCGACAGCCGGAGAGACGGCAACTTTCCAAAACGAAGCGGCAGCGGCAAAATCAATCATCATGCGCGGCGTCCCCATTGGTCGCGCATGTAGAACGGGGATCACTTGCCGCTGCCCTTCACCTTTTACGACCATGAACGAACTAGCACAACCGGCCAACAGCGCCGTTTCAATCATCCAATCCGCGCTGGCAAACAACGTGGACCCGGCAACCCTCCGCGAGCTTCTTAGCGTTCGCCGCGAGTGGGAAGCTGACGAGGCGCGCAAAAGCTACAACCGAGCCATGACGGCTTGCCAGCAGGCGCTCCCTGTTGTGGTCAAGTTTAACGCGACGAACTCTCACACCAATAGCGATTACGTCCGGTATGACGAGCTGATGCGCGTCTGCAAGCCGATCATCCGCAACCATGGAATCACTATCAGCTTTGGGGAGAAGCCTTGCGACCGCGAGGGCTTCATTCTGGTTGTCGCTATCGTCCGCCATGAGGACGGGCACGCGGAAGAGTTCCACCGCTTCGCTCCGATTGACAACGTCGGAGCAAAGGGGAATGCAACCAAGACGTTGCTTCATGGTTGCCAGAGCGCGATGAGCTACATGCAGCGAAAGCTGATTGAGTCAATCTTTGGAATCGCTGAAAGCGGCGAGGACGACGACGCCAACGCAGCCGGAACCGCCTACGTCACCAAGGAGCAAGCCGACGAACTAGCATCACTGGTCCGCAACACGCCCCAAGGCACGCTAGAAGCTCTCCTTGAGTGGGCGGCTTGCGACTCACTCACCGACATCCCGGCGAGCAAGTTCAACGGGGCGAAGAAGGCACTCACCGCAAAGCAGATCAAGCCATGAGCAACCAAGACGACGGAGGACATGCGTTTCCAATTCCGGTTGGAGAACGCGAATTTTGGGATCGTGAATCAGATGGAAGCCCAAACGGCATGACTCTCCGCGACTACTTCGCGGCGGCGGCTTTACAAGGTTTGATGAACCAAGCGACCAATCATCGATCTATCCCAATCGAAGAAACGAAATATTGTTACTCAATTGCCGACGCCATGCTCGCCGCTAGAAAGGAGAAGGCATGAGAGCAAAGCACACACCCGGCCCTTGGTCGGTAAAGTCTGACCCATGCCATTTTGATACGCTTTCAAGCGTTGTTGGCGGAAGAGACAACGGGAAAGGATGGACGCCGCTGATGGTCGAGATTGGCGGATTGGCAAATGTTGACGAGCAGGAAGCGAATGCCCGACTTGTATCGGCAGCGCCAGATTTGCTTTCAGCGTTGGAAGACCTTTACGAAGTTACGCCGGACAATGAAGGAGGGGTTTTAGGGGCGGCTTGCCGAATGGCTCGCTATGCAATCTCCAAGGCTACCGGAAAGGAAAATCCATGAGGGAGATTAACATACAGCAAGGCACGAAGGAGTGGCTAAAGCTAAGGACAGGCCTGCCAACAGCCTCCAACTTCAAGCGCATATGCACTGCCGCGAAGGCTCAGTATGCCGCCGGGGCTGACGAATACGCAGCCGACTTGCTTGCCGACACGCTCGGGGTTTACCGTAGCGACGCCAGCGGCGAGGACATCGAGCGAGGCCACCGTCTTGAAGACGAGGCGCGACGCTGGACCCGCTTGCAACTCGGCATCCCGATCCGGCAGGTTGGCTTCATTCTCTCCGACTGCGGGCGCTACGGTTACTCCCCTGATGGCATCCTGGCCGATGGTCGCCCGCTCGAAATCAAAGCGCCGAACGTCAAAACGATCATCGGGTGGAAGCTAAAGGGCGTATTGCCACCGGAACACGCACCCCAGGTCCACGGCGCGATGTGGGTAACGGGCGCGACGTCTGCCGTGTTTGTCGCCTACTCCGACCACCCGGCAATCGAAAACATGCTGGTTGAGGTGGAACGCTCCGACTTCACCGAAAAGCTCGGAGAGTGCGTTGTGCGATTCTGCGACCGGCTAGACGAGATCCGCCGTCAGATCCTCGGGGACGAGCATGAGGTTTACTTTCCGAACGAAAAAAGCCCAGACGCGGGCGCAACTGAGATGAAACCATGAGCGGACTAGACGGCCTCGGGTGGCCTAACCCCGAAGATGAACGAAACGACTCTAGCGAGAGAGATGCTCCTCCCCGTCGATCTGCGGCGTCTTGTTCTCCGTCTTCCGATGCGCCGGAAACGCTTGAGGCATGGAAGAAGTTCGAGAAAAATAAGAAGATCGTGGCGTTCTTGAAGCACGCGATCCGCATAGAGCGCGAGCGGGACGAGTGGCAACTCCACGCGCTCATGAAGATGGCGGTCAAACAACTGGCGTGCATGTGGTGCGGGGAAATCGTCCATGCCCCAACGGGATATGAGCCTGGAACGCCGCTATCTGAGGAACAACGAGGGCAGGCATACCGCGAGCACGTCGCCATCTGCCCGAAACATCCGGTGGCACCGCTGCGCGAAGCTCTGAAATTCATCGCCACGGACAAGATCGCCAATGCTGCGGACATGCGATACCGCGCCGCCCGCGCCCTGGAATCTCTTCCGGAGAACACTCCAGCCCTGCCGCCAACGGTCGGCAGCGGCGACAGTTCAACCAACCAAAAGCCATGATGGGATTCCGAGACATGACATTTTGCAGCGGTGACGGATGCCTAGCGTTTGACCGATGCCCGCGAGCGATCACCGAGAAAGTGAAAGAGGACGCCCGTCGATGGTGGGGAGGGGACGACTACCCTATTATTCAATGGGAGAACCCGAAAGCACTGGCTTGCTACGAGCCTTCAACTGCTACCGATCCATGAGAATCACCCGCACCGCCGTCCTGCTCGACTACGAGGGCGACACCGTCGTCATTGCCGCGATGGGCCGCGACGGGCTGGCCCGCGCTCTCAAGCGGTTTGGGCTGGACCTCGACCGCACCAAACACTCACCGTCACCATAACCAAAGCAACACCTAGAAAACGATGAACGACAAGCTATTTGACATCCCGGAATCACCAAGCCCGCGCCTTCAATGGTTGCGGAAGCACGACATACGAATTCACCGCGACTCTGAAGAGGCGCACGAATACACCGCTTGGACGCTTCCAGACGTTAGCGGCTACGGCGCGACGGAAGACGAGGCCATTGCCGACCTTGCCCGCAAGCTCAACCTCAAGCTTTGGAACCAATGAACGAACGACCGACACCGGAATCTGACGCCGCAGAAATCTACCAAACTTTTCATTCGATTCCGCCAGTAAAAACGGGGCGCGTCACCGTGGACTTTGCCCGCCGCCTAGAGCGCCAGCGCGACGAGTTGCTGGAGGTTTTGCAGTCATTTCCGGGATTCACCAAGGATGACATGATCCAACTTCTGTGGATGCAGCGATGCATTGACGCAATCGCCGCAGTGAGGGAGGGGAAAGAGTCATGACCATGATCGGTATAGACCCAGGCCAATCCGGCGGCATCGCGTGGATTGACGCAAAAGGGCGGGCTTGCGCTGACAAGATGCCTGAGACGTTAGCCGACCTTTGGGAGCTTTTTGAAAGCATCCGCATGGGCGCTAGCGCCACGCCAGAGACGCGGCTTGATCTAGTTGTTACCGGATGCCACGCCTACATTGAGCAAGTGCATTCCTCGCCTCAGATGGGAGTCAAAAGTGCATTTACCTTTGGGCAAGGATTTGGACACTTAGAAATGGCACTAACAGCCGCAGGAATTCCTTTTGAGCGAGTAAGACCTCAGAAGTGGCAGCAAGCCATGGGCTGCATGACGAAGGGAGATAAGAACGTCAGCAAGCGGCGGGCGCAAGAGCTTTACCCGCAACTCAAGGTGACGCATGCGACAGCGGATGCCCTTCTAATCGCAACTTACGGAACGCGCCAACTTTGAGACGGTTACAAAACGACACCGACTGATGAAAAACGACACACCAGAACCAGACCAAGACCTCTTCAAATTCATTGAAACGATTCAGCAAGTGAAGCCGCAACCACAGCGGAGCGAGTTTGCGGAAATGGCTTTTGAGCATCTTTCAAAGCTTTCCGGCGAGGAACTCATTGACGAAATCAACGCAATTAGAAAGCGCATTCACGATTGCAGCCCATTCAAGCAAGAGCCGGTTGACCTTGTTTTGTGGGTAAAGTCGGGAGCAGTAAGGGCAAACGACTACAACCCAAATAATGTCGCGCCTCCAGAAATGGAACTGCTTAGGCTTTCAATCGCGGAGGATGGATACACGCAGCCAATCGTCACGTTTGATTGCGTGGACACAAGAGAGGTGATCGACGGATTTCACCGGCATCGAGTCGGCAAGGAGTGCCCGGAGATTCAAACTAGGATTCACGGCTATCTCCCGGTCGTCACGATCAACGAGTCTAGACAAGACAAGGGCGACCGTATCGCTTCAACTATTCGCCACAACCGCGCACGAGGAAAGCACAAGGTCGATTCAATGTCCGACATCGTGGTTGAGCTTCGCCGCAGGAACTGGAGCGATGAGAAGATTGCCAAGCACCTTGGCATGGACCCTGACGAAGTTTTGCGCCTTACTCAAATCTCCGGTCTGTCCGAGCTTTTTGCGGATCAGGAGTTTTCCAAGTCGTGGGAGATTGGCGAGATGGAATCCGATCTTGAGGAGGTGGAACTAGCATGAACCGCATTTACCATACGTGGGACAAGTGGGAGTGCTATCCAGCTGGATTCTACAACACGCAGGCACCCAAGGGGCTTTCGTCCGACGAATGCTTAGAAATGTATCGGGCATTTTTGGCTGACATTCCGCGATTCCAAGCCGCTATGGTCCGGGTGGTTTCCGAGTGGAAAAACTCCTGCGAGCATTACCTATCTAACGAGTGTATGAACCGCATCGCATGGCTTGGCCAATCGGCAATGTGCATTGAAACGGGAATCCCCGCCCAATTTCGCGGAGGCTACAACCTTTTGACGGAAGATCAAAAAAAGAAAGCCGATGAAGCAGCGCTGGCCGTGTTGAATCTCTGGATGAAAAACAACGGGGAGCAGGAATTGAACTTTGAATCCGCGCAATCTAAAACCCAAGCAAACCTTTACTGATGAGTCTGAAGCAATACAGAGAAAAGAACGTGCTAGAAGCTGCACGCGAGCGTGTCGCCATTGCGTTTGATAGATTCGAGAAAATCTACGTCAGTTTTTCGGGCGGCAAGGATTCGTCTGTGATGATGCACCTTGTTCTTGCCGAAGCCATCAAGCGCAACCGCAAGGTTGGCGTTTTGGTGATCGACCTTGAAGCGCAATATAAATCGACCATTGAGCATATCAGGGAAATGGTTGAGCATTACCGCGAGTCAATCGACCTTTATTGGGTTTGCCTCCCGATGGCTCTCCGCAACGCTGTGAGCAACTACGAGCCGAAATGGTGTTGCTGGGAAGAGAGGGCAAAGGATTCATGGGTTAGGCAGTTTCCGCAAGTTGCTGGCGTCATCACCGATTACGACTACTTTGATTTCTTTGTTCCAGGCATGGAGTTTGAAGAGTTCATGGTTCTATTTGGACTTTGGTTTGGCGGCGGCGATCCGGCTTGCGGGTTTGTTGGAATCAGGGCCGACGAGTCTTTGAATCGGTTCCGCACGATTGCCTCGTCAACCAAGGAATGTTTGGACGGAATGAAGTGGACCACGTTGGTCGAGCCAGGGCTTTACAACGCCTACCCGATTTACGATTGGCGCACAGAAGACATTTGGAGATTCCACGGAGCGAATCCCGCCCTAATGCACAATTCGGTTTACGACATGATGCACAAGGCGGGTCTTTCAATCCACCAGATGCGCCTTTGCCAGCCATACGGGGACGACCAGAAGAAGGGTTTGTGGCTCTACCACATCCTTGAGCCGGAAACGTGGGCAAAGATTGTGGCGCGTGTCAATGGTGCTAACTCTGGCGCTCTTTACGTGTCAGAAACCGGCAACATTTCAGGCAGCATCAAGATCACAAAGCCCGCTGGCCATTCGTGGAAATCGTTCTGCGACCTGCTGCTTTCCGGTCTCCCAAAGCGGACGCAAGAGCATTACCTTTCCCGGTTTAGAGGATTCATTAAAGGGTGGAAAGGAAGAGGATATACTGAAGGCATCCCAGATGAAGCGCCTGCCATTTTGGAGGCAAAGCATTGGGCTCCGTCTTACCGCCGACTTTGCAAAGTTTTGCTTCGGAATGATTGGTATTGCAAAGGGCTTGGACTCACTCAGCCAAAGTCCGAATCCTACGGGAAATATCTGGAAATCAAGAAAGCCAAAAAGGAGGCAGCAAGCGCATGAAAACTACACGAAAACCATCTGTTACGGAACTAGTCGGGATGCTCGACAAGCCAGCCTTGCTTGGATGGGCAAACAGACTTGGTCTTGAGGGAAAATCACTTGTTGAGGCTCGCCGCCAAAATATGAAAGACGGCGCATCCTTGCACAAGCAGCTTGAGCGTTGGTTGCTAAATGGCACGCCAATCCCAGACGAAAGCTTCCAATCAAAAGCCAGGGCCTTCTTTCAGGACAAGAACGTGATCGCCTGCGAAAAGTCGGTTGAACACGACAAGTTTACAGGGAGGCTTGATGTCAAGTATCAGACGGAAGACGGGACCGAGTGGATTTGCGACTTCAAGACCAATCAAAGCAATCTCTACCGTGAGAATAAATTACAGCTTGCGGCTTATCGAATGATCGAAGGCTGCGACCGCGTGGCAGTCATCAGCATCCCTGACATGAAGCTGATCGAAGCGCGAATTCCCGACTTCGCCCCATACGAGCAAATTGTTTTGCACCTAGCGGAAATCTACAAGTTGAACCAGGAAATTCAGTAAAACCATGAACGACGACGACCACGACAGCCACGACGAAACAACATACGACGAAAGACCATGAACGACACCAAGACCCTAGCCGCCGAGTTGCGGCACTTCAACCGATGGAGGCGCGGAGTTGATGCGATTGCACATCCTGAACCATACAAGATCGGCGCGATGCTGGACCGTGCCGCCGACCGTCTGGAGGAGCTGGAGCGCGAGCTTCAAGAAGAGCGGCAGGACCGTAAGCAAGCCGACCTCGACACGATCCGGGCGCTTGGCGAGCGGAACGACGAGCGGGCGCTTGCGGACAGGCTAGCGGGCGTCATGTTTGGATGCCCATCACGCGACCAGAACGACGCTTACGACGCATGGAAGGAGGCCCGCAGTGAGTGACACGCCGAGAACAGATGAAGCCGTTCGCGCTTCCAAAGGGCAATGGAGCTTTGAGCTTCGCGAGCTTTGCCAGAATTTGGAGCGAGAGCTTGCCGAGATGGCAGAACAGTGCCAGTCCTGGGCCGACTCGTCGCGAGCTTGGAAGGTCCGAGCCGACAAGAACTGGCGCGAGCTGGAGCAAAAGAAGGCAATTTTAGATTCGCTTCGCGCCCTTGTGACGACCGACCACGAAAGCAAAGAAGCGTTTATCGGACGGGTGAACTTTACGCTCAACCAGCCATAACCCCGAAGCTACGCTTGCATATTATCAGATAAAGTGTAGTCTTGCCCTGTCGCAAGACCCGGTTTGAGACCCGGATACAACGATGCAGAATTATAAACAGCCTCCAAATCCCTCGCCAGCCGGTTGCATCACCGGGTCTCAACTGGCGGTGGGTTTGGGGGCTTTTTGTTGCTATGATTTCAAGCCATGAGGATTAGAACCATCAAACCAGAGTTTTTTACACATGAAGCTCTATTCGACGCGGAAATGGAATTTAAGCTACCGCTGCGAATTGCGTTCGTCGGCTTGTGGTGCGCCGCCGATAGGGAAGGACGGTTTCGATGGGAACCTCGCCGCCTTGGGATTCAGATCATGCCATATGATAAGATGGACTTTTCACGCGTGCTTGACGCGTTAGTAACGCGTGGATTCATCCGTCAATATCGCGTCAATGACGCGGTTTTTGGGTGCATCCCGTCGTTCTCGCGTCATCAAGTGATTAACAACCGCGAGCGGGAAAGCGATTTGCCGGAACCTCTGGATTTCAACGACATCGACGCGTGCCCCACGCGTGCCCCACGCGTTGACGACGCGGGGAAAGCGGAAGGGAAGGGAAGGGAAGGGAAAGGAAAGGAACAGAAGGGAAGGGGAACACGCGACGAGCTACGCTCATACGCGGTCGAAATTTCCCTTCCTGACTCAGACGGTGATTTCTTTTTCGATCACATGGAGGAAGGCGGATGGACACGCAGCGGTCAACCAATCAAAGATTGGAGGGCGGCTATGAGGAAATGGAAAGCGGCGGGATGGCTTCCTAGCCAAAAAGCATCCCAGACCAAACACGCCGCTTACGCCAACGGCTACAACGAACAAATTCCACTTCCGCCAGCACTATGAACAGCCTCGACAAATTCATCAACAGCCTCGACGAACTGATCGAGAAGGCGCCAGATTCTCGAGAACCCGAACAAACAACCCATCAGCTTGAAGCAAGAAAGCCAGAGCCTCAAGTAGCGCTTGAGGGATGGGAACAGCGGTGGAGAAAAGCGGAATCTCAGCCAACAGGCGACCAGTGGCTTGATGCATTCGACAAGGCCAAGCGCGTGATCGAGCGAGGAAGCATCCTGATTCTCCACGGGACGCGAGGCGCGGGGAAAACCCGGATGGCATACGAGGCCGCAATTTCTGCCGCTTTGCCAAAGGACAAATCCGGACATTTCGACGGCATCAGGACACATCGCAAGACCACCGCCAGATACACGACGGCAATGGCGTTCTTCCTCGATGTTCGCGCCACATTCTCCAAGAAAGCCAGCAAGACGGAGCGCGACATCGTGGAGTCATTGACCGACCCCGCTTTGTTGGTCATCGACGAAATCCAAGAGCGCAGCGAATCCGCATGGGAGAACCGGCTACTCACTCACGTTCTTGATTCCCGCTACGCATCAATGCGCCCGACCATCATCATTGCCAACCTGACATCCGCCGAGCTGGCCGCTTCGCTTGGACCATCAATCATGGACAGAATCCACGAAGGCGGCGGGCACATAGAGTTTACGTGGCCTAGCTACCGCCGCGCATGAAGCGCAAGGTTGCGCCGATCCTTGAATACATGCTCCGAAAACTGAACCAATGACAACGACCGCAAATCCCCCAAGCCCCTACCAAATCCTGCACGCCGTTGAGATGGCAACCGGCGTTCCGACGTTCGCGATCCTGGCAGACAACCGGCTTCAGGCGACGAGCTACGCCCGCTTCCTTGCAATGCTCATGGTCAAGGAGCTTCGCCCGTGGTCAACGAACCTCGACGCGGCAGTAGCGGTTGGCAAAAAGGATGCCGGAACCGGCAGGCATGGGCTGATGCGAGCCGCTTACCTACTGGCCAACGACGAGCAGTTTAAGGCTGCTTACGCCAAGGTGAAAGCCATGATCGCCGCGCCCGAACCCTTGCCGCTCTAGGGCTGGAAAGAAAGAATGAAAAAGATCTTGCCGGATTCAAAGCGGGGGGGTAGGTTCGCGGCGTAACGAACGACACGACATGACTCTTCCACTCATTCACCTCAACGGCACCAGCAAAGAAACTCTCGCGGAAGGCTATGATAACGCTGCTTGCAAGCTCCGCGAGTTCATTGACGCATGGGAGGGAGTCGAATTTAACGCTCGCGACTATTACCCGCAGGGACCAGAAGCTTGGAATGAAGCTCTTGCCAAGCGCGAAGAAATGAATGCAAAAATCGTTGAGGTTCTGGAATACCTCACGGATCACCGCGAAGTCATTCACGCTTAATCAACCACCGGGGCGCGGCGGACACGCGCAAGACGAACCATGATCCAAGAATACCAACCCGAGCAGTGGACGGTCCTTAAAGATCACATCTACGCCGCCCGTGAGGCCATCCGAAACGGCATCGAATACACGCAGGAGCTTCTAGCCAACCGCGACGTTGAGCTTGGCCGCGACCACCGTTCCAACCGCAAAACATCGGAACGGATTGAGCGTGAAATCGAACAGATGAAGATCGCGCTGGCCAACCTTGATCGCCCCCTTCCTCCCGCCCCTGACCATCACCAAACAACCGACTGAAATGATCCGACTGAAACTAAACCTCCGCAAACTCACCGATTTCCGCACCTTCACCGGCAAGGACGGAGTCGAATACGCCGCGTTCCCGATCAAGGCGAACGCGATCTACATGACCGACAAAACCGCCAGCATGGACGTCACGCTGGTAAGCAATCGGGACGGCAAGGACCAATACGACAATGATGGATTTGCCACGCTCGACCTCGGAAAGGAGCGCCGATTGGCTGGCGAACGCGGGCCGATCCTTGGCAACTGGAAAGACCTGGACGCCGCGATTGGCCGCGACATCGCCGCCAAGGACGCGACCTACCGGGGAAACAAGAGCGCGCCTCAGCAACGCGACAACAGCGCGGCGGATGGACCGGATGATTCCGACGAGATCCCTTTCAATCAGCGCCACGCCGGACTGCCCGTTTAATCCGTAACAGCTCGCACAATGAACGACGAACTCAAGCAACTCATTGAGCAGGCCGACGCCACCATGGCGCGACTCTGCGAGATCCTCGGTCGAATCGAATCGCGATTTGAGCTGATGGATGAAATCACCAAACCAGCTGAGCAATGATCCAAGAACTCATCGACAACGTGCGCCAATGGGGCATCGACAAGGGCATCACCGGACCCAACGGCAAGGGGACGCTGCTGGCGCAGTTGTCCAAAACTCAAGAGGAGCTTACCGAAACGCGGGATGCCGCTGTTATGCATAAGGCGCATCCGATGTTCGACGAGATCGCCGACGGCATTGGCGACTGCACCGTAACGCTTATCCTCGCCGCCGAAATGGCCGGTTTGCGCTTTGAGGACTGCCTGCAAGCCGCCTACGACGAGATCAAGGGCAGGACCGGAAAAATGGAGGGCGGGCAATTCATCAAGGACAAGCCATGACCGAGCCAACCAAACGAGGCGGCAAACGCCAGGGCGCAGGGCGAAAGCCTAACCCGTTAAAGCGCGTTAACCTCACGGTGTCACTCCCGCCAAAAAACAAGCTCTGGATCGTTGCCAAGGCCAAGCAGGACGGCATCAGCGCGTCCGAACTGGTCAAGCGGTGGAGCGACGGGGAGACGCCATGAAAGAATATTTTCCGTATTGCATGATCGGCTTTCTCGCCGCTGCCGCTTGGCATTTTTGGCCAGCAGGCAAGCTTGAATCCATTCTTGCTGGGTTTGGAGCTGCTATATGGTTGATCGCGGCATGGCAAGACGCGGAAATCCGCCGGTTAAAGCGAACTCTTCAAATCCTCAAGCGATGGGAGGACAAACCATGAACGACCCAAACAACCTTGAAGGCTCCCGAACCCGCGAGGAAATCGCCGAGAATTTCCGAGAGCTAAACCAAATCGCGCCGACGCCAGCGGACAAGTTCCGCCTAATGTTTGTGCAACCACCATTCCAGCACAATGAACACCGGACGACACCATCCGATTTGCCGCCGGAAGGCAGCGGCGAAAGCTGACCGCGAGGCGACCACCAAGGACGACTGGCAGCGCGTGTTTGACGAGGAACTCGCCAGGCTAACCCAGCAGGCCGAGCAAGCCGCTCAGGACCGCCGTCAAGGCATCCAGCGCAAGCCTAAGCGGTGGACCTACCACGGCGATACCTCGACATACAAAAAGCCCGTTTGCGAGCTTGGCCACATCGCACGGCAGAACGGGGACAAAATCGCATGAAAGACACCGACACCATGAACCAACC